AGCAGTAAGTTGATTCTGAACAACAACAAAGAAATAACCAAGCAAATGTTGATCGGTAAAATTGGTTATCGTTCCTTCAGGTCCAACTGGAGCCCAAGATTTTCGGGGCAAACTAGATTGATAGGGACAAGCAACTTGCAAAGATTTCTGTTCTTTAATATCGAAAACGGCATATGCACAATTAGTAAACTGTTGTAGATTAGCAGGCTGTGTTAATCCTTGATTAGGGACAAAAACTAAAGCCAAACGGCCTGTATGAAAAAGTGAACTAACAGCATCTATTCGGAACTGAATACTGCCACGCCAAAATTGAAACATGCGGGCAATATAGGACAAATTAGTACTATAACATCGGGTAAAATCGGCAACATAACCGGCAGGGTTAGGAACATCAAAGAAAGTTAAATCTGGCATAACAGGGAGCTCCATCAACACAGTACCTTGAGGGGCGCCGGTTGACCAAACCATCTGTTTTATCAAGCCGGGAATCTGAACTCGAGCATTAACGTCCATAGCATTAGCAGTCATATTGGAAAAAGACTTGTGTTCTAAATAAGTTCCTAGAGGAGCATTACCTAAACGCACTGAGCCATCGACACCTGTACCGTGAGATAAAGGCGCAAATGGAGAAAGCGCATTAGAAACGTTCGACATAGGGTGAGCTGGTTTATCTAAATTTATAGATTGAAGCAAATTACCTATACCTTCCAAACTAGTAGCTGCAGAAGTTGCGGCTTTTCCAAAATTTCCAGTATATATATTATATGCGGCACTGCCAGCACCTGCAACAGCTTTAAAACCCTCGTCAATGGTAGACGATTGCATTTCAGCTCGCAAGAAAGTTGGAATAGTAGCCATATGAGGATGAATCGGAGCATGCATTTCAATATCTTCGCAACTCAACAAAACCTGTACATTCACGGTACCTAAAGCACCAGCTGCTACAGCGAGTTGATTGAGAACTAAAACATGAACTACAGCTAACATATCAAATGTTTCTTTAGAATTCGTGGTTAAATAATCTTGAATATGTTCAAAAGGAATTATAAGCGAACCTACATTACATAAAGAAGCATCCAAAATAGTCCCAGGATTACTAGAAGCAGAATAGATATTTATAAATTTAGCATTTGTGGC